TATGATCTCCAATATGAGCATCGCCTATTTCTAATCCGTCAATATGACCTGATGTTCTTCGTGCTCTTTTGGCGATCAATGCAAGTAAAAGAAAAGCGTTGGGATAACGTTCTAAAAGAAAGTCAGCTTCTTCAGAATCAATGAATTTGATAAATCTATTCTTAGCCAATGTATTTTCCTTTCCATGATCGAAAGAAAGCATGGCTATATCCTGAAGAAATTAATGTGAATTCAAGTAAATTTTTTAGTACAACATAATATTTTTTGCAAACATTATAAAGGAAAAGATTGAGGTGATTTGAGTGTTGACCGTTTAGCTTTGATGCGCTAAGATTGTATATGTCCATTATGGACGCCTTTCGGTAAAAGGTGCGTTAGTTCGGCGAGAAGGAGTGAAGACCTTCTCGCCATTTTTTTTACTTAGACTACTCCCCGTCTTTCTTTTCTTCCAGCACTTTCTTGTAAGAGCCTCTTTTTTGCTTTATCTTTTGCCCACAGGAAGCGCATACAGGAGGATGGAAACATCTATCCGCTCCCACTTTCAATTCACTGGCAAGCACAGCTCCTTTAGTAATTTCTTGCATCTTAGATGCTACGGTTGGACTGGTCGTTTTCTTGCCAGAAACTATTTGCGATAAGTGGTTAGCATGGACCTGTAACATTTTGGCAAGCTCTGCCATTGTCATTCTTTCTTGCAATAGAAAGATCGTTAATCTACGTCTGACATCATTCTTTATTCTCATATATCTCCATTACGATTATGCGATTACATGATATGAAAAATGTTATACTGTCTCAAGAGAAAGTTTTCCGATCATATATCTTTGTCCGTTGACGTAAATGAATCTAATCTGATATATTTGGGATATAACAAACGAATAAAATAAAACAAATTGCCCAACAAAAAATAAAACATTAAATTTTAAAATTACTCGAGAATGCATTATGACAATATATGATGAAGACTGGGATTACTTTCCAGAATGCCAAGGTTGCGACAACAAAAGAGACGCAATACTCACAGCGAAAGATCTAGTATCTGAGATTGTAAAGCGGCTTTACATCCCTGGTAAATTCCAAAAAGAAGAGTTCGAATCTATATTCGATGAATTGTGTACTTGTCTCAAGATTGAGATAATGTATTCACCTCTTCAGATTGAATCAAAATCAAACAAAATCACAGATATACTCTGCGAAAACTTAAACAAATGCGCATAAATAAGGAGAAACAATATGCACGCTTTTAAATTTCTACCAGATAATTATGAAGCCCCACGAAGTGGTGGACAATATATGAAGATTCAGAAGGGAGAAAACAAAATCCGAATTCTTTCAGAACCCATTATTGGATGGGAGGACTGGAATATAGATAAAAAACCCGTTCGATTCGAATATGCTAATAAGCCATTGTCACCTCTTGTATCGGATAAGCCAGTTAAACACTTTTGGGCAATGATCGTATGGAATTATTCCGAAGAGAAGATTCAGATATTGCAGATTACCCAATCGGGAATCAGAAAAGGAATAGAAACTCTTTGCAATGATTCAGACTGGGGAGCTCCATATTTTTATGATATTAAGATCATAAAGACTGGTGGAGAAGATCCAAAGAGCATCAAGTATCAAGTGAATCCTTTGCCACATAAACCGACTCCGCCTCACATTGCGCAAGCGTTTAAAGATAACCCTTGCTTCCTTGAAGCGCTCTTCGTAAACGAAGATCCATTTGCAAGCCATTGGGGCAAAAAAACGCCGGGTATTTTTGGTGAAAAGCCTCAAGAATCTCCCGAAAAAACTACTAAAATGTTCATCTCTGATTTGCAAGTCAAAGAACTAGAATCTATCTTTGCCAAATGTGACGCATCTTATGTAAAAAGCGTGAAAGACACGTTGGCGAAAGATCCAATGAATGTACAAAATATAACGCAACTTCCTGTTGATCTTTACGAGAAGATAAAAACCGCCGCTCTTAAGAAGAGTATTGTTCCAAAGTCAAACTCTAATGATGTTGATTGGATTAAATAAAAAAACGGGGCGTTTTTAGGCGCCCCTATCATCTTAGGAGGATGATTATGCTTTCTATTGTTCAACAAACCCAGGAATGGATCACATTCAGAAAAACCAAGATCGGCGCCTCAGAAGCCCCGGCTATTATGGAGGTTTCCCCCTGGAAAACTCCGTATCAGCTATGGCTTGAGAAACTCGATCTTATACCGAATACGTTCAAATCTAGCGCAATGGAGCGCGGATTGCAAATGGAAAATGAAGCGCGTGTGCAATTTTGTCTCCTTACAGGACATGACGTTAAACCAGAAGTGAGAATTCACCCCAAGATTGATTATATGATCGCATCTTTGGATGGCATTACTTCAGACGGCAAATATGCTGTAGAAATAAAATGCCCAGGTCCAAAAGATCATGGCATTGCTGCTGAAGGCGTCATTCCAGACAAGTATTATCCCCAACTTCAACATCAGCTTGAAGTTTGTGGATTAGACATGATATACTATTTCTCATTCGATACTCATTCTAACTTTTTAATAAAGGTGGAAAGAGATGATAAATATATTAAAAATATGCTTAACAAGGAAAGAGAGTTTTGGGATTGTGTTCAATCCTTTGTGGCTCCTAAATGCAAAAATGATGCAATAATGCGCAATGATGATATATGGGCCGCGACGGCCAATCGATGGAAGGCGATTAGAACGCAATTGGAAGGCCTTGAAAGCCAAGAATGCGAAGCCAGGAATGCATTGGTAGCCATGGCGAATAATTACACTACAGCGGGCGCCGGAATAAGAGTTTCCAAAGTCTCCAAGAAAGGTGCAATAGATTATTCACGCGTACCAGAACTCAAAGGCGTTAACTTAGAAGCCTATCGAAAAGAGAACATCGATTCATGGAGAATCATCGGCGATTAATTAATACACCGTACACAAGGGAACTTGTGTGCGGTCTTACACAAAACTTAAGGAAAATATGGAAAACAAAACTTGGTTCATACATGTAGAATTTTTGGTTCTTATTGTAACTTTATTGGGTGGTTTTTATGCCACTAACGCAAAAATAGATATGCAATCCCAAAGAACAGATCGTCTGTATGAAATGTTTATCGATCTAATCAAAGAATCCAAAGCATATAGACAATAAAAGAAATTCCCTTGGAAACATTAAAAAACTTTACCCTTATAGATCCTTCCATTTTTATATTTTTCGCAATTATTCTCATCTTTCTATATATGGATAGAAAAATGGAACGCATGCAAGAAAGAAGCGACAAACGTCTCGATAGGCTGATAGAAATGCACTTAGACTCTTTGCAAAAGAAGAATAAGGAGACTTTTCGATGGAAAGGATGATACAACTTACATTCATTGAAGAAAGTCGGGAAGAAAGATTAGAAAGGGAAGTAAATGCTCTCAAAGAACAGATCGAGAAGATTCGCAAGGGTCAATATGCCAAGATTGGAAAACTTTCGAAGATGTATCAGGAAATTAAGCAAGAACATGAAGACTTCAAGGCTTCAATTTGTCAGGGAAAATACAATTTACAATAGCACTTCTTGTCCAAAATACCTAAAATTGTAGTCATACATACTCCGTGATGATCACAATTCCAGCTGATCCATTTCCGCCTGCTGCAGTAGTTGCAGAGGCTTGACTACCCGCTCCAGATCCACCAGATCCATATAATGTCGCTGCATTTCCAGCCACGCTTGCGGTTGCGGCTGTTGGAGAACGTCCTCCTCCACCCCATGCAGAAGATCCTCCAGCTCCCCCGAGACCAAAAATACCGGCTGCTGCAGAGTTAAAGGAAGTAAATCCAGGCTGTCCTGTTGGTGTAAAATCACCAGTTCCAGCTACTCCTCCAAGGCCGCCTGCTCCAGCATTTCCTGACGATGCTCCAGCGCCACCGCTGCCTCCCTTTCCTATGCAAATAGAACCAACAGATGTATCTACGCCAGCCGATCCGGCGTTTGCTCCAGCAGTCCCGCCATTTCCTCCCCCTCCAATAGTCACCGTTTGAGAAGTTCCAATAGAAGACGCGGAACTTATTTTTCTAGAATAGCTCCCTGCTCCGCCACCGCCGCCTGAGGTTATTGATGCAGCTCCTCCAGAAACTCCGCCTCCACCAGCGCCACCACCTAAGCATTCAATGATGCAATACTTCATGCCAGTCGTAGGAGTATATGTCCCACTGCCTGTGAAAGTCTGAATGACTACTTTTCCAATTTCAGAAGTGAGGGTCTTGGTCTGCGTCGTTACATTGACTACTGCTGAAGTATTTGTAAAAGAAATATCACTATAATTTAAAGTTCCTGCTCCAGTGATGGCATTTGTATTTGAGCTTGAAACGCTAGAATTCGCGATTGTTACTGTTGTTCCTGACCCAACTGAAATTGCTGAGGCTGAGCCACCGTCGATATTACTATTTAAAATAGTAGCACTTCCTGTTCCTGCTGTTGTGAGAATAGTTTGCCCACTGAAAGAGAAATTGCTATTCGAAATAGTGATAGCCGTAGATGTAGATGAAGAAATATTAAAATTAGTTGTGTAACTATTTTTAATGCCAACCGTCGATGCGGCTGCAGTTGAAGCGGCTGCTGTTGCTCCCATGATTATAGAACAATATTCTATATCTATCGTTCCACCTGTAAGAGCAAACAAAGCTGTAGATGCTCCGGCTCTACAAGTGCCATAAAAAAGACTTACTCCTCCGGCGCTTCCCGTAATTCCAGTTCCATTTTGCGCATATATGGAGCAATTGACTAAAGTTAAAAGTGCAGAGGCTCCAGTGACGTTAATAGCTGCTGAACCGTTTGTCTGAAAAGTTATTCCCGCAACATTCACCCTTCCGCTAAAAGAAACCGTAGCTGTTCCTAGAATGATTACATTTGCAGTGAATGCTGCAGCGGCAGATCCAATTGTTCCAAGCAAAGCATCACAACCAAAGGCACAAATATTAACACCAGCTACAAATGTTATGTTTTCAGTATATGTGCCTGGACGAATAAAGATGGTATCTCCACTTACTGAGGCTGTTAGAGCATTTGCTATAGTATTGAAATCTCCATTTCCCGCTTTGTCCACTACGAAACCGTTGGCAGTGCTGTAATTCCTATAGGCCATTAAAACACCTCGTAATTGGTACCATTGAATAGAAGATTTATAGCAGAATAGTTGGAGACCATCGTATAGGTGGTTTGACCATCTATTGTTACAGTCCCACCCACAGTAGTTATTGAAATATTATTGGTTGCTGCATTACCAGTCTTATCTTTAATGATAAACAACCTATTAGTCGTGGGAGCATTGGGGAGCTTTAGCGTCACGACTCCCGCAGAACAATCAACGGAAATATAATAATCTGTTGCAAGGACTGTATAAGGTGATGCAGCATGATTAGTCGTAGTGTAATTCGTCATGAATTGCGCTTGCGTCGAATTGATCGTAAGCGTGCTTCCAGAGCCTGATGTAATTATATTTCCGGCGGTGCTTGTTCCACTTCCTGAAACGCCATTGCCATTTATATTCCAATTGCCTGCTGTCGGAGATAGTGCGCCACCAGATTGCCCTGTAATCGTTTCACCTACTACAGATCCATTCACTGCTAAAGTGATGCTATTATGGCCATTAATTACAGTAATACCAGTACCTGCCGTGATAGTCGCAGCGGCTGGAGCTCCAGCACTAGATCCTATGATGAGCTGTCCATCAGATGCTAATGCAGTGATGACAGGAACACCTGTTGCACCTGTGGTCAAAACACCACTATTTGCAGTTGTAAGACCTGAAACAACATTGGTGGCAGAAGAATATAGAATCTGATTTATTGTGGTTGTAGAAGGATATGTAGCTGTAGACCATGTCGGATCTGCTGCTGAATTTGCCTGCAGAACTTGTCCTGTTAATCCAATTGCAAGCTGAGTAAGAGTTGCTGTTCCTGCTCCAACTTGAATGGAGTGATTAGTAAGTCCTGTAAGTTGCGTTGTGAGAGTACTTCCCGATCCACTAGTTGTAATTGAACCTGTTCCAAGAATATTCCAATTCCCAGCAGTAGGAGATAAAGCTCCTCCAGAATTACCGGTAATTGTCTCAGCGACTCCAGTTGAAGCTAAAGATACGAAACCATTTGCATCGACTGTGAATCTAGCAGAATCAAAGGCAGCTAATCCGACATTCGTTGCGTTAGTTGTAGCAATCGCTTGAGATTTTTGCACATTGACAGTAATAGTACTTCCAGAACCTGTAGTAGAAACTGGTGAAGTTCCAGCAGCAGTAGATGCGCCTAATATATTCAAATTATTAAGTGCGGGAGTTGCCGTGCCAGTCGTGGCCGTGAAAGTGGTGGGAACGGACGCTCCAGCCTCTAAATTTAGAGAGTTTGCGCCAGCCGTAAAGGAAATAGTTCCACCTGTAGATGTTAGACTTGCAAAAGCGGGATCTGCACCTGTGGCGCCAATAAGAACTTGACCATTAGTTCCGACTGCAAGCTTAGTGATAGTAGCGGTTCCAGCACCAACCAAAACAGAATGATTGGTTAATCCAGTCAACTGAGTTGTTAGAGTGCTCGCAGCTCCTGAAGTTGTTATGCTGCCTGTCCCAATGATATTCCAATTACCAAGCGTGGGCGCAAGAGCACCACCGCTATTTCCTGTAATCGTATTTGCAATTCCTGTTCCAGAAGTTGACACAAAACCATTTGCATCGACTGTGAATTTTGAGCTGTCGAAATTCGAAAGACCAATCTTTGTGGAATCCGATGCAGCTAATGCTTGAGATCTTTGAACTTCTATTGCAAGAGTATTTGGTCCAGTACCATCAGTTCTTACTGGATTAGTTCCTGCGGCTACTGTCGCGCCGTTCATAGTAACAAGACCACCAGCTGTCGCAACGACAGGAGATGTTCCCGTTTGAACAGCTATAGAATCTATTGCAGGTGTTGCTCCACCAGTTGTTATAGTGATTGTATTGCCAGAACCAGAAGTAGATATTCCAGGTCCTCCAAGTACATTTAATACATTTCCCGCTGGTGTAGCTGTTCCAGAATCAGTGACAAAAGAAGTTGGTATTGAAGGTGTGCTTGAGACTACATCTACTACGCCTGACTGACTCAAGGGACCTCACTGATTTAATGAATGTCTTTGAAGGAGCAAAAAGATCTGATCGATCTTTTTTTCAGCAATTCCTATACGCATGTCGCAATTAGCTGAACGAAGAACCCCATTCTTTGCATCGATGGCGACTGCTGCCAACTTAAGATCTATAGAATCGTTTACTTCTTGCGCGGTGATGATCTTAGATTTGGGGATTGATTCAATCGCTTCTTTGATCTCTTTTCGGATGCTTTCTTGAAGAGATTTGAGATTGGAGATGGAAGTTTCATAGAGAATGACTTCCTTTTCTTTGATGCGATCGATTTCTTTTTCGAGGATTTCATCTTTTTCTGCGAGGGAGTCGATATTTAATTGATTCCGCCCAATATTGTATTGGAGTAATTGGAACTTGTTAGAAACAACGGTTTTGAATTCTTCGAAATTTTTTTTTTGCTCTTCTGCTAAGAACTCATTTGTTTTTTCGATAAGAGAATAACTATTATTGGCACACTCTCGCGTTTCTAAAAGAGGAAAAACTTGCTCAATCTTTTTATTTACTTCCTTAATAGCACTTTCTAAACGATGACAATATGCCTGGAGATCCAAAATTTGTCTTTTGAGGTCTTCGCTCATTCTCCATCTCCATACAAACATGCTAGATAGAACGAATTCTTCGTCGGAGCAGTGTTGTATTTTACGTAGAATTGTGTTCCAACAGCAAAAACGAAAGTAGAAGCACCAGATTCTCTATTTGTTGTTACATCATAAAGGATGAAAGAACCTGCTGGGATGTAGAGCATATTATTAACGCCATCAGTGCTGATAAAAACTCCACCGTCAGTATCATTGATAAAGTGAATAATTCTTGTTTGATGGCCGAGTGGTGTTCCGATTGGTAGAAAAGCATTCGTTATAGAACCAAACGCTACACTTCTTAAAATATCAAGAGTTGCTCTTAATGATATGGCCATATTTCCTCTTACGCGTTAATGATCCACCAATTGAAGGTAGAGGTTTCGTTACCAGTAGATGTTAGGGTGAAACCTGTGCCATCTTGTGCTGTAATTGAAACTTGACCAGGAGTACCTCCAGTTGTTTTTCTGGAGTAGAAAATTAGTGCAGTGGTGCTAGAAGCCGTTGTAGCTACTGTAACGGCTCCCGGACTGCCTGACATTGCGGCAGATGTTCCTGTTGAGGCATTCGCTCCAGTGGCTATAATAATCTTATTACCAGCAGTAAGTAGCGAAACGTTTCCGTTTCCGGTTGATACATTACCTAATGATGTACTTAATCCTGTGGTGGCTAATACTTGCGCGCCTGCTACGACATTACCTAATGAAGCAGTAACGGCACCAGTCGTTGCTGTAACGGATGTTCCAGTTACTGTCGTTGTAGCAGCGATAGATCCAGGAGCGATAAATGCAGAAGGTACGGAAAGAGTTACAGAAGATCCAGATGCAGTAGAAGTAATTTGATTCGCAGTTCCTGCAATTTGGATATTACCAGCTACAGGAGTGGCTGTTCCCGTATCGCCAGTTATCGTCTCAACTGGACCGCTAGCACTGGAAGATAGAGAAACCCAAACTCCATGACCTGCATAAATAAATATGGCGCTTGTAGTTGTATTTACCCATGTACGTCCAACATTGTAAGGAGCTCCATCAGGTCCGATAACATCGGAAGTTGTAGGATTTCTAGTTGAAGATATCGGGAGAGGATCATTAGCTGTTTGGCCAGCTGTTGAATAATTCAGGAAAGAGGACATAGGAACCTCTGGTTCAAATTTAAATTTAACGTAACACGTAAAATTTAAATTTGCAATGAAGTCTAGCTGATGAAATAAAAGCCCTGTGCTCGAATAGTTATGGCATTCACAAGATTGGAATTTGTGATTGGCACTGACGTAACTCCATTTCCTGTTTCAAAAATTCCTAACGTGGAAGAAGCGGTAATCGGTCTTAAAAAAGTGGTATTATAATTGGCGTCAAAAGTGACAAAATCTATTTGTACAATACCCACCTGTGAAGAAGCTCCTCCGACAGGAACTGGAAGTCCTCCAATAGTAGCGCTTCCCGTTGATGAACCTATACTGCTTGTGGAAATGCGAACAGTAAAAAACACCATATTAGCAATTTGATTATATTCACCTTCTTGAACTGTATAAACGATGCCTACTGATGCTCCCCCGAATGCTAGAGTAGGAACGAAGAGAGCCGTTTTTCCAGTAAATGTGACAAATCCAGAAGTCACACCAAATTGATTGGAATCGTATTGAGAAACTCCAAAATTATTTGCAGTAGAAGAACCCGCATTGCTTCCTGCGAGCTGAATTTGTAGATCGATTGTGCTTGCAGCAAGGGAATTGGTCCTTATTGGATTAGCTCGGGTTCCAGTGGGATAAGTTGCTCCTCCTTCTATGGTTACTAAACCGCCAGTTGGAGTAACTGGATTAGTCCCCGGAGGAGTAGAAGCATCAACACCGAATTTTTCAGAGACCACAGCACCCGTTACGTCAAAATTGATATTTTGAGCGCCTAATCCACCGTTTGATCCAGATATAGTAACAGTCCCACCAGTAGAAGTGAAACCAACAAGACCTGCGGCATCAGGGAAGATAGGTGAGGCTCCGGCAGGAACATCGATCCCCAATATAGGACCGGTAGAAGAGGCATCCAATACCCAGGTTCCATGTCCGACATAATGCCAATAATTTTCATTTATTTTGTTGAACCAACGGCGACCAATTTGGTAAGGTCCTCCGGTTGGATCATTGAAATCGACTCCATTTACTGGATCTCTTGTCGATTGAATTGGGAGTTGCTGGAATAGATTTTGACCTTGGCCAGCCGTCGTATAAGCATCAAATGACATAGATCTCCTATAAAGGTAAAAATATCATTATACTGGATAACATGCCAAAAAAATATTATAAAGAGGGGGTGAGTTCAAAAAATAGTTGACAGGATCAAAATTTATGCCGATGTACTTTCCGCCGTGGGATACTGACGAAGAGCCAAACGAATCCAACATGAAAACATGGATGGACAATTTATATGGCAAATTTGAACCTATCGAACAAGCAAGATGGAATCAATCGAATATCGATACCTTATTCTATGCTGGTGAACAGAGATTCATAAATAGTTATTTTAATTTCTATCCAACGCAAAATTTCCAAAGTTTTCATTTCAATTTGATCCAACAACCTATAAATATGGTGACTGGATTTCAGAGACAACATCGAAAATCCATTAATTTCACACCCATTGAAGGATCTCATCAAAGATCAGCTGATGACTTAACCAAAGTCATTACTTATGCCAATAATTATCGAAACCTATTAGAAAAATTATCAACTGCTTATGAGCAGTCTGCCATTGCCGGAATGGTCATGGTCCAACCATACCTGGATTACACTGACGATCCGGTCAATGGCACATTAGATCTGAAAATATGGTCATATAACAGTTTCATGGTTGATCCGTATTTCCGTGAACCTGACATGTCTGATTGTAACTTCGTTTGGTGCCAACAATATGTTTCTAAGCAAGAGGCAATGAATTACTTCCCTGACCGAAGAGACGCAATTCAAACGATGTCTGGATTCGGAAACAGATATGGGAAGTTTTATTTCTTACCAGAAAATTACAATCTAGCCAGAAATGATCTTCTTGTATTGAGCAATGTTTGGTACAAATCCAAAAGGAAGAAAAAGCTCCTATATAACCATAACGACGGCATGTCTTATGAATACACAGATAAAGATAAGTATCTTGATGATCTGGTCAAAAGTACTGGATTTTTTGAAGTTATTGAAGTCGAAGTTCCGACTTGGAAGTTGGCGGTAGTCCTAAATGAACAGATGATGTATCAGAACTTCAATCCACTCGGATTTGATGAATGCCCATTAATACCAATTTACTGGAATTATGATCCACACGTAGCGCAATACGATCTTAGGGTTCGATCTCTGACTCGTAGCATGCGTGACAGCCAGTTTTTGCTTAATCGTAGAATTATATTAAATCATGATATAAGCGAGTCCTCCATAAACTCTGGATGGCTCAGACGTGAAAATACAATTGTCAATGAAGAAGATCTTCGATATGCAGGACAAGGTAAAGATGTCATCGTAAAAGATAATGGACAGCCTCTTCAAGAATGTATTCAAAAGATAATACCTAATGCTGTTCCTCCCTCTGATATGGAACTTGCTAATCAACTTGCAGACTTCATTTTCAAAACTTCTGGCGTAAGTATGGAGAATTTTGGCGCAGGTGAAGCGGCAGATAAGATCCAATCTGGTCTCGCAATTATGCTGAAGCAGGGTGCCGGACTTATGGTTCTCCAAAAATATTTCGATCAATGGGATGTAGCCCTCAAACTTCTTGGCAAACTTGAGATGAAAATTATCCAAAATAATTGGTCGCCGTCAAAAATCGCTAGAATCACTGGTAGAGAGCCAACTCCCGAATTCCAGGCCAAGACCTTCGGGAAATACGATGTGCTTGTCAGCGAAGGATTAGATACTACTATTCAGCAACAACAGCAGTTTGCACAAATTCTCCAATTGAACGAAGCCCTAGGAGGAATGATTCCGAAGAGATTTATTCTTGAAAATGCCACTATACAAGGAAAAGATGAGATCATTAAGGCCGTCGATGCACAAGAACAACATGCAGCGGAAATGCAGAAGCAACAGATGCTTATTGAGCAAGCAAAGCTTGAAGCTGAATTGCAACATATTCAGGCGAAATCGGTCAATGAGCTTTCGATTGCTCGGGAAAGACACGGGAGAGCTGAAGCCAACATCGGTCTATTCGAAGAGAGATTATCGGAAATTACACAAAACAGAAGTTTGGCGCTTAAGCACAAAGTCGATGCCCTCGAAAAGTTGTTGGCTATTATACATACATATGGTGAAGGTTCTACAGGAATTGAAGCCGCAAAATTACAATCTGAAAATCTTATGCAAAGGCAAGAAGAGGATCGTGAAAGGCTTGAGGCGAAGAAGGACTCAGATGCAAATGAATTCTTAGTTAATTTGATGCAAAATAAATCTTTTCAAAATAAGATGGGACAAGAACAACAAGGTCAACAACAAAATCAAGAATCGATAAGGAGTGCATTGTTATGAAACCAATGTCTGAAAGAAAAATGGATATGAATAGAGGTGAGCCTGATTCAGATGGATTTTTTCCAGAATCTGCACATCACAAGAAACTTGGGAGAGTTGGTGAAATCACTTGCCCTAAGTATCCTGATACTGAAGAAATGACGCTAGCTGACTCTAATCAAGCAGTAAGAGAAGCTAATAAAAATAAACCAAAACCTGGCTTCAGACACTAAAATGCAACCAGATTACGAAAAACCATGTATAAAGCGTCCTGATTTTACTGAAGCAAATTTTCCTACATACGATTATCGCAATATGGAAAATGCAGGTAAATTCAGAGGTGTTGGGCAACCTGGAAAAACTGCAAGTTTTAAAGAAAGTAAAACTTTAGATGCTATTCCTCAAAAAAAGGTAAAATCTAAAGTTCGAAGAGATCATGAAGGGTAACTACGTTAATCCTTATGTGAGCTCGAAAAGCTCGGATAATAAAGGAACGGTTCATGGTTCTGGAATCCCCGGTAAAGTGGGTGTCCGAAAAGGCACATTTACCGAGGATTATTTTCCTAAACTAAAGTCTCAGAAGCCACCTCGCAAGCTCGCGTAATTCTATCGACTGCTGCTTTACTCTCTGCTTCTTTTTGTTTCATCGCTGCATCCATTCTAGCAATCTTTTTCCTAAAATCTTCATACAATTTCTTTGCATCTTCCTCGGATACATCATCGGGCTCTGGTTTCATCAATTTCCTTGGTTCATTTAAATACGTCTGGACGCATTCATAAACGAATTGATCAGCGAATAATTTCTTATATTTGTAGAGACCGAATGCTTCTTGACCCGGAAGAGTCCAACACATTTCCATTTGATCGGGATTTTTTGGATCTACTCTTACTAAGGTTCCACCTGGAACAGGTTCTGGCTTTGTAAGTCTTGGTTGATGAAAACGTTGTTTCTCCTTAAGTTTTATGAACGAAAATATGTAGAATTTATGTCCTGAAAATGGATCCAGTCTGATCATTTCCTTTACAATAGTCATAAAATTTCTTCCTGAAGTTTCCCCTAGATATTCGGTGAACTCTTTAATTCTTCTTTCTGTCAAATCAAAATTTTGCATTTAAACTCCCCAGTTGTGTAATTTAAATATTGAACTTAACAATTGGATTGTTAAGCGTCAAATAGGCGTACAACTACTCGTCCGTAGAAATGGAGAATTGATGACTGAAGGCGTAAAAGAACAGGAACCTCTCGCCGCTCCTGTGAAAGAAGAAAGACCTCAACTTGCTAGCGATAACGCTCGGGAGAACTTTCGCCGGTTAGAACAAGCGAAAGAAGATGAACGTGAAAGACGCGTCAAAGCAGAAATGGAAAATGCTTTGATGAAACAAAGATTGGAAATGCTTGAAAAAGCAAATCAACCTGCTGACAAAGATCCACTGGCTGATGTGCAAGATTACGTAGATCCAACAAGTCTAAAGGCCGCTTTTGCTCAAGAAAGACGGCACCTCAAAAAGGAAGCAGAGGAAATCGCTGAAAAGAAGTTGAGGGAATGGAAAGAGCAAGAGCACAAACAAAATCATGTGCAACGACTGAAGTCTGAATTTTCCGATTTTGGAAATGTGATGACAGAAGAGAACGTGGTTAAGTTTGAGCAGACCCATCCGGAGTTTGTTCAGTCTCTTTTGCATATCCAGGACGATTACGAGAGGAAACGCCTAGCTTACAACTTCTTCAAGCGAAATATGCCGAAAGAAGAAGTTAGGTCATCGATCAAAGAGAAGGTAGAGGAGAACGCAAAGAATCCCTACCACATACCTTCTGGTTCTGGAATTCCAGCAGCAGTTGAGTATGACCTCAAGTCTAAATCCGCTCGAGATGCTGCTTATGCAAAATTAAAGGCTGCCCAAAGAAATCCGATTGGTGGCGGTTCATCTACGCAAAAGTAGTGCTTCCTTGAATCGTCTACGGCTAATTTGTCGGCGTCGGCAAATTAGCCCACACATGTGTGTGAAACGTAACGAAAGAGGAAAAAATGTCGATAACAACAACCGGTAACTTACCGGCTCCCATACTTCAGAGTTTGGCGCCGGGCATGTTGTCAGTTCCGACTCCTAACTTCAACTATATTATCCCTGCGGAAAAGTATAGTATGCCAAGACAGGGTGGAACGACCATGCGATTCCTTCGTCCAGTGCCCCTCGTTGCGCCCGTTGTGCAACTTGGAAATACTGGTATTGAACCACCTTCACAAGTGGCGACAAGAGAGATTATAGACGCTGCCATGGCGTTTTACGGAACTTCCGTAATTCTCAATGAGCAAGTCGTAATCCAAGACCAAGATCCAGTTCTCTCATGGGTAACTGAGCGTCTTGGCGTAGCTATGAGACAAGCCGAAGATATTATTCTTCGTGACTTTTTGCTCTCAACCGCTTCCATTTACAATTGTAAAGGGGGCGTCGACGGTAGACAAAATGGGTTTATTGCCGTCGCTAAATCTTCTCTGATAGACTTGGAACTCCTCGCCGCGTAGCGGACGGACAACAAGGGGCAAGATTATGAATAATTATGAATGTGAAAAAATCTATAACGAATTGAAAAAGATTCATGTAGACCCTAAACCTCTTACATATTCAAATCAGCCTGAACGTAGCAAGCGAGAAGACTGCAAGTGCCCAAATAGGTATCTTATGAATGGAACTTACATGGGAAAATATTGCAGATGCGGTGCTCTGAACACTCAGGAGACTGAGTGAGGCATCAGTAGAGAAAGTGCCCGCCAATGTAAAGCGGATTTACATTGGTCACAAAAGTAACAGCTAGGATAACCCAACAGAAATCACAGTTCGAGATTTGAGCAACGTAGCGTCGTCTCTTGACACTGCTAACGCGTTCAAGTTTTTGAGCGGTAAAATTGGCGAAGATCGTTTTGGTTCATCACCAATTCGTTCGGCCTACTTTTTACTTTGCTCAACGGAGCTACAACCTGCTTTTGATGGTCTAGATAAGTTCACTTCATCGTGGAATTATCCAAACCAAAACGATGTGATCTATTCGGAATATGGCGCTGTCCTTAACTTCCGTATTTTCACATCTTCTGAGGCGGCTGTTCAACGTGGCGCATCGATGAATGGTAACGACGTGTATAACAACATGGCCGTTGCTCGTGAATCATATGCTCACATTGACCAAGATGGCTACTCTAGCCAATTGCTCTATAGACCACCTATTTTCAGCGGCCCTCTGGCGTTGAACGGAACTCTAGGCGTTAAGTTTGCGCAATCGCAAGCGATTCTCCAAGAAACATGGATCAGAAACGTTCGATGCACTTTGGTTGTATAAGGAGGTAGTTGTGACTGAGTATAGTAAAATTCTTAGAGGCACATTTACCTCAACTGGTGTAAATAAAGCTCTTTATTTGCCCATGCGACCAGATACCATTGAGATCTGGAATAAGACAGAGTGGAATACTACTACTAATAACACTGGCGTATCCGCCATTGGTTTTAGGGAAGATAATGACGGTACAGCATATGTTACCGCA